GCGATACACTCAGCGCATTTCCGCCCGCTGCCCAATATGCACGCGATTCGTTCAGCGAGTTCTTTCCGAAGAGCCCAGCGCGCAGCGCCTCGAACGGATCTTCCAGCAGCGGCTCCACCGGATATTGTAGGCGCTTGCTGCCGCCTGTGCCCTGATAGGACCCGCCGCGCGCCAGCGCTTCAAAGCCCTGCGCCGTCTTCTCAAGCTGCCGCCCGCCGGGGAGCGTGTCGCCCGCAAACCCCATGAGCTGACGACCGACCTCGCTCCAAAATTCGCCCGAGCTGTTGAATTTCCCGTTTTTCTTCTTTTTGAGCGCTTTGCCCATACCCGTCAGTGTGCCCCACACGTCCGGCATCGGTAGTGTTTCATCGCCGAGACCCAGCAGGCCCGCCACGTTGCGCACATACGGTACATCGTTGCTGATGTTGTATAGCGTATCTTCCGCCGCCGACCAGCCGTCAAACTCGTCGTTCATGTCGTTTGGATCGGTTTCGAAAAGGCGCTCGCCGAAGATGTTTTCGGTCACATCGTCGGTGATCATCTTGAGCATGTCGCTCGAAGTCAATCCGTTGCCGGACGCGACGGCGTTCAGCCCCATGCCGATGACGTCAAATGGCGCAGGCGTTCCGCCGTAGGCATCCTCGTCCAGTCGGTTGAGCAGGAAAGCGAGCAGCATATAGGCAATGACGTCGCTTGCGAGCTTTTTTTGGGCCTTATCCTTGCCGATCTTCGCGGCCATTTCCTTGAAGCCGGGGCCGAGCCGGTCCTGCGTGACGTGCTCGAATGTGTTCGCCGCCTCGACCTGGAACATGTTCAGCATTTGTGCGATAAGGTTTTTCGACTGGAACGTCAGCGGTGCCGAGCCTTTCGAGCGCGTACCCATGATATCACGCGCCCAGCGGTCCGCCGCTTTCATCGCCTCTTTCGGGCTCTTGCCGGCGTCCAGCTCCATACGGTACTTGCCGCGCACGGCGATCGTGCTGACGAGGGTATCGACCTTTTCCAGTGGTCTAAATAGTTTTTCCAGCGCTTTTTCGCCCTTGGTGCTCTGGATGTAGTCAATGCCGCTCTTTTCCGTCAGGAAGTCGCTCTCGCCGCGGAATGTGCTCATGCCGGTCGTCTTCCCGTTCAGGATATCGCCCACGGCACGCCATGTGTACTTCTGTCCGAGCTCGGTTGCGATCATCGGTAGCTGTGCCGTCTGGTTCAGTGCCGACGAGAGGTTTCCTGCCACGTTCGCGCGGGCGAACATGCGGTTGAGCTTCTTCGCGCCGTTCAGCGCTTCGCGCCCGACTTCGCGCTCCATTGCGCGGTCCTCGAAAAGCTGCTTGCCTGCCAGCTTATTCGCGTAATCATCCATCCATGAAACAAGGTCGCCGAATTCGGTCGCGTCCTCAATGCTGCGGTACTTCTCGTCCGTATACTGTTCCATCAGGTTTGTCAGGTCCTCATAGCTCAGGAAGGTATCACCCGTGATCTTCTTTTTATCGCGCAAGTATTCTTCCTTCACATCTGCCGGAGCGTAACGCATGGCCTCCATTTGGTCGATGTCCGCCTTCATCTCTTCCGGTGCGAATGTCGACCTCAGGTAGTTTGCCATCTGACGCACGCGCATGATGTCGTCCGTGTGATACAGCACGTCGCTCGCATAGTCCACGTATGTCTCGAAGCCCTTGACGATATCGTAGTCCGTCTCGTTTCCTCTGCGGTGCTGAAAGAACGGATTGTACCGCTTGTTCGGCTTGAAGGATTTCGTCAGACCTGCGATGCTCGTCGGCAGCTTGCCTACGCCAGAGCCGAGGTCGACGCCGATCGCCTTGAGCGCGTTTTCGAGCTTGTCGTTCGTTTCCTTTGCTTGGAAATGCGGCGCGTAGCCCTTGATAAAGCCGATGGGCTCGTATCCGTGCGCTACAAGGAAGTCGTTGATCGCGGCGTAGAGTTTGTCATAGAGCTCTGTGTACTTCTCGATCGCGTTCTCGACCTTCGTGCGGTCGACGTTCTTCGCCGCCGCGTAGTCATCCTGCGTTTGCAGCCAGTCGGCATATTGCCGCGCCAGATCGCGCGAGCCTTCGTCGAGGCTGAATTCCCGCGCGGCGTCTTTCATCTCCGCGCCATTTTTCAGGTTTTCCGCCGCCGCTCTGATGCTTTCCGCCGCGCCGGACTTTTCAACCAGCTCCTCGACGGTTCGTCCCTCTTTCAATCTCTGCGCAAAGGCGCTCTCGTCCTTGTTCAGTGCGCTTTTCTTGCCGTCCGCGCCTTCAAAGGTTCGAACCTCGTCAAACATGCGGTTGATAAAGCGCTTGCGCTCCTGCTCGTTCTCGTAGACCGGCTCGAAAACAGCCTCGTTGATCTGCTGGCCTTGCTTCCAGCCAAAGAGAGCACGCATAATGCGCTGCGGCGTGCGATGGTAAAGCGCAAGGCCTTTACTCGGGTCGAAGAGCTTGTTCAGACCCTTTCGGTTGATCTCCGGCGCTTCTGTTCCGATGAGCTCGCGCGCCTGCTCGCGCAGCGCGTCATTGATCTCGATGCGCTGCTGCTGCAAGAGCCCCGTCTTCGTCGCCTTTTGTGCCGTGTAATAGTCCACGAGCTCAAGCACGCGCGACTTTTTCACGCTGCGAGGGATATCTGCCATCGAGCGCTCACCGTTTGCGATGTCTCGTGCGATGGCCTTTTCCCGCCGCGTCGCGCCCAAGCGCTGCTCGGCGCGCTTCGTTGCGTTCTGGATGCTCTTTGCCGCCTTGTCATTGGCGATAAGCTGTTCTGCATTGTGGTAGATGCCTGCGCTGTTCGCGATCTTCACGCCCAGCTCGTCGAGCGCTTTTGTGCCCTTGAATTCGTCCCGGCTCTTGACGCGCAGCCGCTCAGCCCGATCCGCCGCGCGCTGCTTGTCCAGCGCATCGAGATAGGCATCGTAGCTGTCGAAGCCGGATGGCTTGATGTTGTTCGTTGCCGCCGTCCGTGCGCGCTCGAGCTTCGTTTTCCACTCCGCAGGGATCGACGCGTAGTCCCCGCGTTTGCCGTCCTGCTCCGCCTTTTCATAGGACCACTCCTGTCCGGTGATCTCCGCGTCCGCAAGCTCTGCGTCGGCGATGTCCCTGCGGCTCCGGTTCAGCTGTTCCGCCGCGTCGTTCTGTGCGGCCAGATCGTCTTCATCGACCGTTCTGTCGAGCTCGGCATCCGCCCTGTCGCGCCTGCGCTGCAAAGCCGCATCGTCACCTGCCGAGAAACGCCCCTCCGGCTTGACATTCTCGCCGCCTCCTGATACATTATCATCCGAAGAGGCCTCGTGTATATCGCCGAGAGCTTTGTTGCTTAGAGCGGTGGTTGGAGCCTCTTCTGCAAGGCCATCGGCGCGTGCCACCGGCTCGGCAGTTTCAATGCCGACATTGCGGAGTGGCGCCGATGCCCTGTTTTCTTCGCCGCTGTCGATGGTTTCCGCCGCATTTCTCTTGACATTGCGCACCTGGTCCAGTAAACTGAACACAGAAGGAACATCGCCGCCGGTATCGACGCCCCTTGCGGGCGATTCTCCGGTCTTGAACGGCGCTGTTCCTTTTTCCGTTAAGACCTCGTGCACGTAGAAGCGGTTCTCGCTGTCCGTGCGCGTCAGCACCACGCCCGCCATATACGGCTCGCCTGCAATGGTGATCGGCGCGGCGACGACCGCCGTGTCATAATTGCGCCCTTTCCAGTCCACTTGATAGTCGATCACGCGACCGTTTTTTAAGATATCCGGAACCGCTGCGAAAGCAGCGGCTTTTTTTCTGCCGATTCCGTGGGCGATGTCGCTCTTTGCACCGCGGCGCGTCAGCATTACGTCGCCGAGCTGCGGATTGTAGACCTCGTTGCCCAGCCCGTCAAAAAACTCCGTGACCTGCGTGATAAGGTCCTTTTCGCCCTTTTTGAATTCCTCGCCGCTGACTTCGGCGACCGGCTCCATCTCGGCCACGGCCTGGATGCCGTCGTGTACGGTCTTGCTGTCGACTTCGCCGCCGATGTACTCAAAGCGCTCAGGTGGCCCCGTCCTGCGCTCTGTCGCCGCCGCGGTCTCGCGGCCCTGTTCCGCCGCGCTCTGTGAGCTCTCGACCTGTAGGGCGTTTTCGCCTTCCTGTCCGCTCTGCGACAGCGCGTTTTCAGCCTCGCGGTTGAAGCGGCTCGCCTTTTCGTCATACTGGTCGATCTCGGCATAGGCATCGCCCATGATCTCTTCCCACACATAGAGCTCGATATCGCTCTCGCTCATTCCCGCATAGTCGCCCGTCATCGCTGCATAGCGGTCAAAGTAGGCATCGTACACCTTGCCCCACTCTTCGCTGCTGTACCGGCTCTGAACGTCGCGCATAAACGTCCTGACGTTCTCGCGCCTCGCCACTTCGGCCAGATAATGCGCTGTTTCATGCTCGATCGTCTCGCTCACGCTGCGCTGCACTGAACCGGCATTGACGAAAATTTCGCCCGTGTCGGCGTTGAACGCGCCGAAAATTCTGCCGGTTTTCCCGTCCTTTTCAACCTTGATGACGCCCAGCAGCGCTGTCACCTTTTTCACGCCCTTGGACTTTGCCCAGTCCGCCGCGCCGATAAGCTCCTGGTCCCAGTCCGCCTCGTCAAAGATGGTGACGGTGTTATCGCCGCTTGCGCCGTTCGGCACGTTGGCCTCCCGCGGGCTGATGAATTGTGAGATACCGGATGCCGCAAGCCGCTGTTGTACCGTCAGCGCGTTTCCGTCTTCTCCGCCGACGTTCCGTACTTCTCGAGGAATGCGCTCAGATTCTCTTCCGTTACCCCGGCGCTCTCCCCGTTCGGCAGCTCCATCAGATAGTGCACGCACTGCGTTGGCCTCGCCTGATGCGCTTCTTTCGGCAGCGTCGGCAAACTCAGCCCCCGCGGCATCGTTCCGTGTTTCTTGTCCTGCATTGTCAATTCCTCCGTTCTGCCCCTCCGGCATGTCGTAGATTGGGAGCTCTTCGTGTGTCCGCTCGCTCATGTCTGCGCCGGGTATGGCTTTCTTTGCTGCAATGTATTCTTCGTTCGGTGCAATGTGCTGCCCGTGGATATCCGTATAGCCGTTTGTCAGCATGTCGTCCAGCAGCAGCTCCACGCGCTTCGCCGCCGCGAAGTTTTCCTGCCCGTGGTTGTGGATGATCGCACTCAGCGAGCGGTCGATGTCGTCATAGCGCACGCCCTCGTCATCCAGCAGCCGCGCGATGCGCTCGCTCACGCCGCGCTTGGTGCGGATGTATTCGTCGTCGCCCGCCTCGCGGCTCGTCCGGCGGATGAGCTCGCCGCCCTTTTGGGCAAAGCTCATCTCCTCCTGTAGGACTGCCGCCGCGTCCGCATAATAGCTGTGCAGCTCGGGGTGGTCGAACTGGAAGGCGTTCACGCTCCGCTCGCCAGCGCTCGCGCTGTCGCGCCGGTCGATGTGCTGATCCTCATTCACGCGATAGATATTCTCTTTCGCGTCCACGGCCAGCGTGCCGTCTTTCAGCCCATCTTCGACTTTCTGCGCGTTCTGCTCGTTGCTGTACTCAAGAAGGTTGACGCGCTTGCCCGCGTCCAGGGCGTCCGCTTTGCCCTCTGCTGCGCCCTGTGCGGCGTTCGGCTGTGTGGGCGTCAAATTACCCTCGCCCGTGCCCTGCGCGCTCTCATGCGTCACCGCAGACTGTGCGGGCATGGTGTTCTGCTGCTGCACCGGCTGCTGTGCTGTCGGTGCGGTCTCTTCCGGCGTCATCGCTTCCGCCGACGGCGTGGTCTCCTTCGTCTCCGCCGCGGCGCGCTCGGTCTCGATTTGCGCGCTTCTTCGCTGAATGCCCTCTACGCCGCTGCCCAGCAGGCCAAGCGCACCGCCGACGAGGAAGTCGTTCAGGACCTCCGCCGCGTCAAGCTCGCTGTAATTCTGTCCGGCACGCTTCCCGTTGTAGATCGTCTGCAAGGCTGGCTGCACGATGTCCTCGATGACCTCCTCGCCGCCCTCAGACAGGAACGACAGGGCGAGCCGTCCCGCCGTGTTCCCGTTCATCTTGGAAATCGCTCCGTCGATTGCCTTGTCGAGGAAACCGCCGCCGAATGCTTTCTTGAACGGCGCTGCGACGTTGCTGATCTTCTCTGTCGCGATGCTCACCGCGCCGCTCGCCGTGCCGTACAGCAGCGCCCGGTTCTGTGCGTCCAGCTGTTCCGCCGCGCTCATGCCGGGCTTGTCCGCCGCCTCCGCCGCCTCCTGCGAGTTTCCGCCGAATACGCGCAGGAACATCGGGCCGAGCGCGCTGCCGCCGCCGAGCGCCGCGTCGGCGACCATCTGTGCGCCTGCCACACCGACGCTATTGAGGTACTTGCCGACCGGCGTGAGCCCTTCGTTCGCCTTTTCCATGTTGTCGGATGCGGTCTTGCGCAACTTCTGATAGGTGCCTTGCAGCGTCTCCCGTGCGCCCTTCGTCGCATCCTGATAGTTTTTCACCTGCTCGCCCGCAGCCTTGCTGTTGATCTCGATGAGGCGCTTGTTGCGGTCGATAAGTGTCTGCCACTGCTGGCGCTCCTCCTCGGTCTTCGCCGCCTCGAGCCTTTCGGTATAGGCGGCGATGTTCTTTTTTGAGGCTTCGATCTCTCCGCGCTCCTGGCTCGCTGCGTAGTTCAGGCCACTCGGCGCACGCAGCAGCGTGTCCGCCGCGCCGACCATGTCCGCCGCATAGCCCGCCGCCGCGCTCTTGATGATCGGCGTAATGCTCTTTTTTGCCTTGTCACCGGTGATCTCGCGCACCTCCTGCGCGTGTGTGCGATTGTAGCTCTTGCGGCCGCGCTCTTTGTTTTTCTGATCCGCCGCCGCGCGTTTCATCATCGCTTCGTCCAGTGCTTTTTGATAAACGCTCTGTGCTGTCGGCGTCTTCGCCGTATTCGCCGCAGGGGATGTGCGCTGCACATCCCCTGTTTTTACAAGCCGACCGTGCGCGCCGGTGCCGACCACCGTGCGCTTTTCTTCCTGCTGCTCCTGTGCCGCAGGCGTTATCTTAACAAGTCGTCCCATTTAGCCCTCCTCGTAGGAATAACCATACTGCTTGAGCAATTTCTGCATTTCTGCTTTCTGCTCGCTCGTCATCATCGGCCAGGTCTTGTCGAGCGTCGAAAGAATGCGCTCGCCCTCGCCGTTCTTGAGCGACGTGTTGAAGCCAGACAGCAGCGCAATGAACGGCCCCTGTGCCATCGTCTTACTGCTGTTCGACACGCCGCCGTTTTCCAGCCACGTTTCATAGTCTGAATACAGCCCGCTCGACGAGGTGAAGCCGAACTTCTGATAGTTTGCCTTCTGCGCGAGCCAGCTCTTGGGATTGCCGCTCTTTTTCGCTGCCTCGAAAAGGCCCTGATAGTCGAGCCCGCTTTCGTTGCCGTCGGTCGTATTTCCGCCGCTCGTCCCGCCGGACCGCCTCGTGGTTCCGCCGCTTCTGCCGCTCGTCTTCGCCGCGGCCTGCGCCGCCTGCTGCTTGTAGTAATTCTCGAGCGCCTGAATGTACTCGCTCTCGTACCCGCTCTTGCCGATGAGCCCCGCGCTCGGCGACGCGCCTGCTTGCAGCATCGCGTCGACCTGCGACCGGCCGAGCTCCTGATCCTGCTGCTGCTTTTCCCTGATCTCGTCCAGCACGCCGAGATAGCGGTTGTACTCCGTGTTGTCCTGCCCCTGCAAATTGCCGAGGTAGTCCTGCAAGCGGCCGTACTCGCCGAGATAGTTGTTGTAGTCGAAGTTCCTGTCTGTGTTGAACTGGTTCAGCCGGTCGAGATACTTTGCGTAGTCCAGCTGCTCCTGCTGGTTCACCGCGTTCAGGTCGCTCAGCTTCATCTGGTAGTCCTTGAGGTATCGCTCATAGGCCTGCTGGTAGAGCGTTGGGATCACGTCGGAGAGCTTCGTCGCGTAATAGTCGCCCGCCTGCGTCGCCGCGCTCACGGCGTAAGAGCTCGGCCGCCCGCCGCTCGCGGCGCTCGCCTGCGCCAGCGCGTTCGCCGTCGCGCGCTCCCCCTCGCGCAGATACGTCTTTTTGTAGCTGCCGTACTGCGGATCCGTCTCCTTGCTCCACGAGAACGGATCGCGATTGAGCGCCGCGTCCAAAAGCTCCTGCTGCTTCTGCTGGTAGCGGTTCTCGTAGGTCGGCGCGTCCTTGTAGCTGAACGAGCCGAACGACCCGATCTTATCGAGCGTCTCGTCGATCTTCGGCGCGTACTTGCCGTCGCTCACGTACTGGCTGCCATCCGCGCCGGCAGTGTAGTTGCCGTAGCTGCTGCGCAGCTGGTTCGCCTTGGCGTTGATGAGCGCGCGCTGCTCCGCCGTCGTCGCGCCCGCGTACTGCTTCTTGAGGTCGAGCACGCTCATGCCGAACTCGGGGTACTTTTTCGCAAGGTCGAGATCGTACTGTGAAAAATTCACATTGCTGCCGCTCGCCGCCTTTTGAAAGTCATCGTATGTATACGCCATTTTCTTCTCCTCTCTGCTTGAATTTTACTGTGGTCCGCGCGTGCTCTTGAGCTCGCTGCCCGCGTAGTATTCGCGGACCATCGAATAGACGCGGCACTCGCCCTTGCCCTCGATGCGGATGCGGTAATGGTCTGCGCGCCGCGGCACGATGGGCAGGTAATAGCTGCGCTTTCGTTCCGGTTTCAGCGTTTGCCCGGCCTGCACCCACTTTCCGTCGGAATCAAACTGCATCAGCACCTTTGCTTCGGCCCCCGCCGCGACCTCGATGCGCACCCACAGCTTGGCGATGCTCTTCTTCACGCCGTCGTAGCTCGTACTTTGGCTCGAGCCCTTTTCCGTGAAGTCGCCCGTCTCGGCGAACCACGTGAAGTCATCCTCGTCCGCGCAGCCTTCCGGCGCGTCGAGGATGTTGCCCGTCAGCGTGATCTCGCCCTCCGCCGTCAGGAAATAGGTGTTCCCCTGATAACGGCAGAAGTGCGTCGCGTGCGTCTTGTCCTCGATGTGCCACATGCCCTTGCGCGTGTCGTAGACGTAGAGCTTCCAGTCCCCCGCCTCGTCCTGCGCGCTCAGATAATACTTGAGGCCATCGCTCCCCGCGCGCCCGCCGCGCAGCCTCGTCATGCCGAAGGCGTCGTGCAGGCTTTGCGGGATACCGCCCGAGTAGACCATCACGCCCGAGGACGAGAGGTACAGCAGCCGCTCGCCCGCGATGGCGAGGCTTCCGCCGCAGCCCTTGGCGACGCCCAGCGTGGCCGAGCCCATCACCTCAAAGTTGGACGGGATGCTGCCGTACACCTTGTAAATGTGGTCCTCCTTGAAGAACACCGGATAGCCGAGGAAACTCACGCACCCCGTGAAGTCACCCGCGCTGCCCGTGTCCACGGCGTAGCTGTCGGTCTCAAGGCCCTCGAACACGTTCCAGTTGAATGGATCGCCGAGCTTGCTTGCGTAGATCGTGCGCCCGTCGCAGCCCCACAGCCGGTTTTCGTTCTCACACAGGTATTCTAAGTCCGGCACTGTGCGCCGAACCGTCAAGTTTCCCGTCTCCGTGTACTCTGTCGTGCCGTTGTCACCGTCCAGCTTGAAGACGTTTTCATAGAAATACATCTTGTCGCCGTCGATCTCGCGGATCACCGGCGTCTTGTTGTTCTCCATGTGCTTCGTGCAGCCCGCGATCGTCACCGCGTCGCCCGCCTTGAAGTAGTCGCTCCATGCGACGCCGCTGCACTGAATGGTGTTTGCCTCCGCGGCCTCTTCATAGAGCTTGCCGTTCGTAAACGTTAAACTGGCGCCGCTCCACGTGCTCTCAAGGCTGCCGAACTCGCCCGATACCGTGTTGTAGTACTTCTTGTCCGGCAGGATGATGATATAGGCCCCGATGGCGGCGAAGCGCTTCTCGCCCGCCGTCACGTCGCCTTTTTTCACGCCTCCGTAGTAGAAGGCCGTGCCCTCCACCCACGCCAGCGCATCCCACGCGAAAAGTCCGCCCGGATTGACAAGATTCTTGTAAATTTTGCGCTTTGCGCGTGTCGAAAGCACAGGATAATAGTCACTCGTCAGGTTTTGCATGTCCCACAGCCCGCCGTCCCCTGCACCCAGGTTGTGGTCAAGGCCGTAGAATTGCAGCTGCCCGCGCTTGCCGATGCCGTCGGCATACGGGACCTCCGGCAGCTTCATTTGGCCTCACCGGCCTTTTTCGGCTCTGCCGCCTGCTTGTCCTGCGTGTCGCCCTGCGTCGGCTCCTCCGCCGCGTCGCAGATCATCGCGATATTGCGAAGCGCCTGCCGCACCGCCGCCACCACATCCACCGCGTCGCCGCTGACGTTCAGTCTGCTGATGAACTTCATCGCCAGCGCCGCTTCCTGCTTGATCTTCTCATTCATGCTGATTCCTCCAATCGTTTCAGCCGTTCTTCCTGCTCGCGCACCTTCGCCCACAGGACAGGGATAAACTCGCTGTAGCGCAGAAAATAGGTCTCGCTGCCGTCCTTGCGCTTGGCCGCCGCCCAGCCCGCGAACTCCTGCGACGTGATCCCGCATTTCTGCATTGCCGCCTCTACCTCCTGCGCGATGAAGCCTGTGTGGAAGCGCCCGCTCGTGCCGTTGTTCAGCTTGTAGCGCTTCGGCTCGACGAGCTCAAACATGCGCACGTACTTCTCCGGCAGCGCCTCAATGCTGTTCTTGATGTTCCGATCGGACCCGTTCAACTCGTTCGTGCTGCAATAGATCGTGCTCCAAACAAAATTTGGTGCGCCAAGATTGTACCGGTTATCTGCATTCGGGGCGAAATCGCCGCGGCAATCAATGAAGTCGTAGTCGAAATTGAGCGCTGATCTTCCGTTATTCCCTGACAGATACAGGTTTCCGCTCGTCGCGTTCAACTCCATAGCCTTGCTCTCGAGCGTCATTTTGTAGTCCGCCGTGCTGGCGTACTCCGTGTAGATGTCCCCACAGCGTCGTCCCGCATCATTGCGCACGGTGATCCTATCCCCTTCAATCTCCGTCGCTGTCAGCGTGCCATAGATGTTCACCGCGTCCACGCACAGATCAATGCTGCCCGTGCTCGCCACCTGCACGCCGTTGTAGTTGAGCTTGAAGATCGTGCCGTTCTCGCCGCTCGTCGCGCCCAGTGTGAAGCCGGTCGCGCTCTGGTCGAAGATGCTCTGCGCCTGCGTCGCGTCGATCTTGGTTCTCACCGTCGCGCGGATGCCGTTCACGTCCGCCGTCAGGTTCGTCACGCTGCCGTTCAGGTTCGAAATGCTCGCCGAAAGGCCCTGCGCCGTCGCTTGCAGCTGCGTGATGTTCCCCTCCGCGTCGCCGATGCGCGCCGCCAGCCCCTTGGCCACGAGCGCGACTTGCGTGATGTTCCCCTCCGCGTCCTTGATCTCGCCGTAGATGGGATCGGTGATCTGCTTGACGAACTCGTCCGTCGCCGTCTTGTTCATGTTGGAAAGGTCTAAGTTGTGCAGCGTGTAGCGCAGCTGCTCGACGAGCATGAAGAGATAGTCCTGCATCGTCTCGACCTTGTCATTCACACTCTCCTTCTGCGTGAACGACGGAAAATTCGTGTCGATGTATAGCCAGTTGGAAGGCATTCCCTCCTCCCCTCCTTTCTCTTCGGGCGGGAGAGCTGCACGCCCTCCCGCCTCGTGCTTCACTTCATCGTCGCGAGCTTCCGGACGAGGTCGTCGCCGTACTGATACGCCGAGAGGTAATCCATCGTGCCGTCCGTCAGCCCCGCGCGCTTTTGCAGCTGCGCGCGGTAATCGGGCGCCGTCAGCTTGCCGTGGAATTCCTTTTCCCACTTGCCCGCATTCTCCTTGCCGGACCAGTACGCGGGGCAGAGCTTGCCCGTCACGTCGAAATGGCGGATCACGTTGCTCGCCGGAATGTTGTACTTCTTCATCAGCTCACGCGTCAGCGCAAGCGCACGCTCCACGGCACGCGCGTCCGGCGCGTAAACGCCGTCCTTCTTCGCGTCGCAGATTTCAATGCTGATGCTGTTTGCGTTCAGGCAGCGCCCGTGCAGCGTCCCGCCGCCCGTCTGCGGACAGGACGGGTACTTCTTCCCGCCGACCGCCCACGCGATGCACAGGTCGTCCACGCTCTGCACGATCTCCTTCTCGTCGACGAAGTAGTGCGCGCTGGTCTTCACGACGTTGCCCGCGTAATACTTCGCGTTGTTCATCGCCGTGTCGCCGTCGTTGCCGGTGTAATGAATGACGATGTAGCGGATGCCGCTCGCCGCGCGCGTGCCGCCGACGTTCCCGGCGTTTGCCGGGTATTTGCGGATATTCACACCGCTCACTCTCCCTTCGCGCTGCCCGCGGCGTTCTGTGTGCCGAAATAGAACGCGATCACCATGAGGTACACGGTGTTAAACTCCTGCGTGACCGCGCCGCGCACCGTCAGGATGCAGAAGGTCGCCGTCAGCGCGATCGTCACAAGGCTCTTCACGCTGAGAAGGTTCGCAATTCTTTTGTTCAGTAATTCATTCATAAAACCGTATCGTCCTTTCTGAAAATCTTGATGCCCGCCACCACGACGAGCTCCGTCGTCCAAGCCTTGAACCAGCGTTCCGTCAGCACATCCGGCGGCGGCACGCCGAGCGCCGTCATGGTGAGCGACGCCACGGTGTACCACGTCAGGCTGAAAATGGCGATGGATATGTACTTGTCCCGCTTTTTCATCTTGTCCCAGCGGGCTTTCAGCGCTTTCATGCTGCCACCCCGTTATCGAGGATGGAGTGAATTCCCCGCTCGGCCAAAAATTCTTTTTGCTTGTGCTTCACTTCGGCGGCGTAGTCCAGTGCGATAGCCGCCCAGCTGCCCTCGATGAGCTTGAGCATCAGCTGCTCCTGCATCTTCTGCTGCTCGGCGGCTTTCTCGCGCTCCTTCTTGTCGCGCCGACGGTCGCGGGCGGCGATGGCCTCGATGAGTGCCACCACCACCGCCGCCGCGGCGGAAATCAACGCCGCCGTCATGCGTTCACCGCCTTAAAATACTGCCCCGCCAGCTCGTGCGGCAAATACTGAAGAGTGATTTTGTTGCCGGACTGCTCACCTGTACGCTCGCACAGGTACAGCTTAGTGTCCTCAGGGTCTTTGTAATAAAGACCATAAGTGTACTCCATACCGCGAGCGGCCGGAATCGGGTCATCCTGCGTGCCCGCGTGGGTAACGTCGATCACGACCCAGAGCGCGGGCGTTGCGCTCGGCTTCCAGCCCTCCTGCGAGGTGTGCGCCTGCTGGCACTTGTAGAGCTTGCCGCCGTCGCTTACGCGGTTGCCCACAATGTAGCTGACGGGATATGCCCAGCGCGGGAACAGCTCGGGCGACTTCGCCGCCTCGCCGTCAGAGAGCGACGCGCTGGCCTGCTCGATGACCGGTCGCAGCTCTGCGGCGCGCGCCATGGTCACGACCTCACCTGCGAGGGCGACCACCGCGCCGACAGCGTTCTCCGTCTCCGTAGGCTTGCCCATCTTGATAGATACGGTGCCATTACGGTGGTCAGTGATGTCACCCGCGAGACTGTACTCGCTGTTGTCGTACTCGTTGACGACCTCTTTTGTCTCGCCAGTGGGCTGGCCCTGCTCGTCCAGCACGTCCACCATGTCGCGCTGGACGATGCTCCACGGGGTGTTGTCGGGCAGCAGCGCCGCCACGGCGTCGTGGGACATAGTGAGCGTGATGGTTTTGGTGTCGCGCTCGCCCCACGAGCGGTCTTTGGGGTTGCCGTTGATCTCTGCGGGATATTCGGTGTTGTTGACTTTGATGTAAGTTGCCATAGGGTAAATCCTCCTTGTAAATTAAAAGCAGAAAGCAAAGGGCACGCCAGAAACAACGTTTGCACTCCTGGACATGGATGCGCCTTCATAATTAACACAACAGTAAAATCTTGTATTACCGTTATACGGAGAACGCTCCCACCACTCGATCGCGCTATCGATGTAGTTCTTCACCTTGCTGTTGCCAGCTCTGTAGTAGTTGTACTGCGTGCCCTCGCCTTTGCCGGAATTCTTATCACTACCAAAAATCTCAATCTCACTCAGTAAGAATAGCTTATCTGCCGTAGTGACGATGGTACGGCTTTCCGAGGTTAGCTTGTTCACTTCTCGGATGCCGCTCTGTACCTCCGTTGGCATCTGTTTCAAAATGATAGGTAGGTTTGTTTCCCGCATGTCACACCTGGACCAGCCTTTTGAGTTGGTAGTAGTATTGTGCATTGCCTTCTTAGTTTATAGCAGTCATGCAGTTGGAACGTCAGCGGAGCCTTGCCCGAGCCGTCTGAATAGTCGTCGTGGTTCTTGCCGATGATGTCGATCTGGTAGTCCACGCCGCCGATGGTCATGGGCTTATGGTCTGCCGCCTTCCACGTGTCCGGCACCTCGTTATTATGGCACGCCGCAATGATCTGCTCCCATGTGTTGTTGGCAAAGACCGGGTTGTAGGACGGCGCAAACGTGAGGTCATAGCCCGTCCCGCCGATAAGCGTCCTGCCCTTCTTGATGTCGTACGCCGTGCCGTTGACCATGCACTTCCCGCCCTTCACTTCGTAGGCCGTGCCGTTGACGAGAGTTTTGTGTGTAGCGGGCGGTGGGGGCGGCGTGACATTGCCCGAGCTGTCGACTTCCATGTCCTGCGGGAGCATCAAAGCGGGGCGAATGCCGCTCGAGTTGGATGCGTAGTCGTCGTTGTAGCCGCCGTCGGAGTTGACGACCAACACGTAGTTGGCGCTGTAGGTGCTCGGGGAGCGGAGCCACCAAGCAGTGGCCGTACCACTCAGATATGCAATGCGCTTGGAGTCTACTCCGGTGTTCGCGTTGAAGTAATCCAGCTTAGTGCCATCATTCGGTATATAGCTTGCGCCAGCCAAGCCGGCTTCAGGACCGGATAGCAGGAACACCTTGCAGGGCAGCCCGTTCGCGCCGCTCTGGTCGGTGCCGTCCGAACCGCCGTTCTTGCGATAGGGAATCTTCACCTGCTTAATGGCGTCCTTGATATTGCTGTCGAATAGGTTAAGAAACGTGCTGTTCAGGTAGGCGTGGATGTCGCTGCTTTCGTACTTGTTGATGTCTCCGCTCTGCCAGACACGATTCTCGTAGATGTCCTTCATCAACAGCCAAGTGCCGTTGCAGGAGTCATCGTACATCGATCCGGGCTTGCCCTGATGCACGACAATGAACTCTTTTGCCGTACCGTTGACTTTCAGCTTGACGATGCTGCCGACAGCCTTACTGCCAAGTTGTGCATTTGCCATCTCAGCACCTCCTTAGCCGTACACCCAGTTGATCGCGTAGTTCTCGGTGGGCGTGGATTTCGATGCCACGAGCGTTTGCTTAACGATGTTGCCGCTCGCGATATAGTCGCTGCCGCGCGTCGCCGCCACCAGCCCGCCCGAGCCATTGCCCTTGAGGAGAGATGTAGTGGAGGGGACATTGACGGGGCCTGCGGGGCCCTGCGGGCCGGTCGCGCCCGTGTCGCCCTTTTCGCCCTGCGGGCCTTTCTCACCCTGCGGGCCTTGCGGGCCCATGAGGTTGACGGTCGCGGGATTCGCGAGCCCGCCGTCGTTCGTCCAGCTCAGGTCTCCCGCCGCGGACACAGCGGGCGTAAAGGTCGCGCCTTTTGCGCCGTCCGCGCCCTTCGCGCCATCTGCACCCGCGGGGCCCGTCTTGCCTTGGGGACCCGTGGGGCCTTGCGGCCCAGTTGCGCCGGTTTCACCTTGCGGACCGGTTTCTCCCTGCGGCCCTCTCGGGCCCTCGGGGCCGGTGTCTCCCTTCGCGCCGTCAGCACCGGCAGGCCCCCGTGCGCCCGTGTCGCCCTTCGGGCCCTTGAGGTTCACGGTCTGCGGATTCGCCTTGCCGCCGTCGTTCGTCCACGACAGGTCGCCGTCGTCGCTCATGCTCGGCGTGAACGTCACGCCGTCCTTACCGGCGGCGCCGTCTGCGCCCTTGGCTCCATCCGCCCCGGCAGGGCCTTGCGGGCCCGTCTCGCCGGGATCGCCTTTCGGCCCCTGCGGGCCCTCGGGCCCCGTGTCGCCTTTCGCGCCCTGCAAGGGACCGTTGTTGATGAACTCGCCGGTAATGCCGTCGAAAATGTAGATGTCATAGGGCTCTGCCGTGCCCACGCCGTAAGCATCGCCCGCCGCTGCGGTCGCTTTCTGCGCGGCGTCCAGCGCAGTCTTTGTGCCGTAGTAGCCCAGCACCTTGAAGCCGCTGCCGGTCTCCCCCTTGGGTCCAGCGGGGCCCTGCTCGCCTTGCGGGCCGGTCTGCCCCTGCGGGCCCTGTTCGCCCTGCGGGCCGCGCGGGCCTTCGGGGCCGGTCGGTCCGGTCGCGCCGGTGTCACCTTTCTCTCCTTGGGGGCCAGTATCGCCCTTGTCGCCTTTCAGCGCGGCAAGCTGTGCCGCCGTAAAGTCGGAATAGGTAAAGGCATTGCCCTTGTCTCCCTTTGCACCCTGCGGGCCAACGGGGCCGGTCTCTCCTTGAATACCCTGCTCCCCCTGCGGGCCGCGCGCGCCGGTTTCACCTTTGGGGCCTTGGGGACCCGTCGCGCCGGTCGCGCCGGTCTCTCCCTTGGGGCCCTGTGCGCCGGTTGCGCCCGTGTCTCCCTTGGGGCCGGTTGCGCCTGTGTCGCCCTTGGGCCCCTGCTCGCCGGTATCTCCCTTTGGTCCGACTTCACCCTGTGGGCCGGTCGCGGCAACGCCCGTGTCGGCAAAAGCGCCCGCCGCGGCGTCCCACTTGAACCAGTTTCCCGTGGTCTCGTCGACGTAGGGCATCTTGGAAACCGCCGTCTCCGCATCCGCCGCCGCCTGCAAAACCTCGTCGACCCAGCTTTGATAAGCTGCGGGCGGCTCGGTCGTGCCGTTTGCGCTCAGCGACGGCTCGACCACCGTGCGCCACGTCCGGCTCTTGGCAATCGCGCCGCCCACGGTGTAGGTGAGCTCGGCCATGCCCTCGCCCGCCTTTGCGGTGTCGGCGTTGCTCAGCGTCCAGATCACATCGCCGTTCTCGCTCGTTACGCTCGCGGGGTACGGTGCGCTGTCGCCCTCGCGCAGCACCGTCAGCGCGAAGACGCCCTCGCCGTACAGCCGCGCCCAACTGTCCGCAAGGCCGCGCCAGACGATCCTCTGCGCCTCGTTCTCGCCCTGATGGCCCAGCGGCAGATACGGCAGCTCGCGCACTTCAATCTCTCTCATACGATCTCGTACCCCCTCTCGTAGCCCTGCGCCGGTTCATGCGTCCTGCCCCAATAGCGGGCAAAATTGCCGTAGGCCTCGTTATAGAGCTGGCTCGAATCGGCATACCGGCTGTACTCGCCGTTCTCCGCATCGATCTTCGCCTTGAGGTACAGCACGTACAGCTCATCGTGCGGGGCCTTCACCAGCAGCTCCTCGTCCATGCCGTCCGGATAGCCGGTCGCCATGATCTGCTCGAGCTCTTCCGGCGTCGCCAGCAGCACGTCCGCCGCGATCCTGCCCTCAAGTGCCTTGAGCCATTCGAATTTTTCCTCTTCGGGAAAGGCGTTCGGCTTCGCCGTGTCGGCGTGCTGCATCGCTTTTCTCGGCGTCATGTTCTTCTCTCCTCTCTCAATGATGGATAAAGGCGGGCGCCGGTCTTGTCCCACGCCCGCCTTGGCTATTTAGCTTAGAGCGAGTTGCCCGCCGCGATACCGCCGATGGCGGCGAAGCGCCAGTCGTTGAAGCACGCGTTGAAGCGGCTGCGGCCGCGCCAGACGTTCGCGTCGGTGTTCTCGTCGATGGTCGAGCGCGCCTCAAGCTGGATGCGGTCATTCCACACCGCGCCGCCGTAGGTCTCGTTGTACTTGCTGTCCAACAGCACCCACGGGGAAACACCGTTTGTGATGTAGTGGTTCAGATACGGCCACACGATGACGTTCCAGCGGCCGTACTGATAGTTGAAGGCGTTGTTCGCGCTCACGGGGTCCTTGTCCGCGCCGATGGCCGCGAATACCGCCTTCTTGAGGTCGGCGTTCTCGGGGATGAGGATCGTGTCGGGGGCCACGTCAAGGATCTCGTCGTTGTCGCCGCGGAACAGGTGCATCTTGGTCTCGAGCTTGCCCAGCGTGTCCACGCTGAACGCATCCTTGAAGCAGTTGCACTGCTTGTCGCCGCTCACCTTGGGCACGTGCTCCTTGGCGAACAGGTTGCTGCCGTCCGCGCCCGTCAGGTCGAACTTGACGCCCTTAAAGGTCACGCTGCCGTTGCCCATCATGGCCGCGCCGTACAGCGCCGCGCCGAAGAGCTCGCGCGTGCGCTTGTAAGAGGTCATAAAGGCCGCAGGCTGCTTGCGCATGTCGAGCAGCTTGCCGTCCTCGATCATCTCCTTGGACACGCTGAAAGAATCCTTCCACGTCTGGTACTTGAGGAATTTCTGGTAGCCCTCCTGCATGCCGTCCAGCGGATAAGCGCCGTTCTCGCCCACGGGCTCAAAGCCGCTCATGGCCGTCAGCGTGGTCATCACGTCGCCGTAGTTCTTGGAAGAACCCATCAGGAACAGGTTCTTGAGCACGCTGTTCTGCTCAAATTCCTCGCCGCGCTTTTCGAGGAACATCTTGATCGGCGCCTGGCAGTTGCCGTAAACGCTGTTGTTCAGGTTGCTCGATTCCGAAAAAATGATTTTCATTGCTTACTTTCTCTCCTCTCTTCCGTTTTCCTTAGACAAAGCGGCCGCGGATCATGCTGCCCGCTGCCGTGCCCTCAAGGCTCACGACCTCGAACGTGCCGGGCGCCGCCGCGTCCGATGCGCCCGTGACGTACTTTGCCTTGAGACCGCCGCTCGCCACCTGGATCTTGGTGCCGACCTTCACGGCCGCTGCGGCCGCCGCGAGCTCGGTCTCAAAGGTGTACTTGCCCTGCACGCGCGTCACCGCCAGCAGCTCGCCCGCGGCCACCGTGCCGCTCTGCATGCACACGTAGGGCGGCGTGGTCGCCTGGTCGGCAGAGATCGCCGCCAGCTTGCCGTCCGTCACGTTGAGCAGCTGGCCGACCTGATACGTGCCCGCCGCCGCTTCGATGTACTCAAACGGGGTCATTGCCCCGTCCGTCGATTTGATGGGAATAAACATTGCGTTCCTCCTTGTCTTGTTAATTTCTGTTCTTCTCGATCCACGTGCGGATCTCCTCGTCCGTCGCCGTGGGATTGAAGATGCGGAAGCTCGCCAGCTCCTCGCTCGTCACGACCTTGCCGCCCGCGCCGCGGGATGCCGCCGCGCCGGTCAGGTGGTCCTTGCCCCTCTGACCCGTCAAGGCCTGCGCTCTCGCCGCCTCGGCCAGCGCCTTCTCTCGCCGCTCGTGCGTCGAGATGAGGTAGGCATCGTAAAACGACATGCCGCTCTTCACGCGCGCGTAGAATTCCTCGCTCTCGGGGAGCTTCAAAAGATCCTCCACGCCGTTCACCTCGGGCTCGAGCGCGTGGATCTTCTTGATCTGCTCGTCGATGGCGCGCTGCATTTTCTCCTGCTCCGCCGCGGCCTGCTCGCGCTCATGCGCCGCCACGATCTCGGCTGCCCGCTTGACGACAGGATTCTCGCTGATCGCCTCATTGAGAGATTCCTGCGTCAGCTTCCCGGCCTTGAGGTCGCTTTCGAGCTTCTGCTGCTTGAAGGACTTCGACCATTCGTCAAACTGCTCCTTCGTCGCGATGGGCTCGCCCGTGATCGTGTTCTTGAGCCCCGCACTTTCGAAAAAAGCCTTCCACTCCGCGGCCATCTTCTCGCTCTGCGCCTTGAGCGCCGCGTCCACCGCGGCCTGCTGCTCGGCTCTGCGCCGCGCCGCCGCGTGGGCTCTGCGCTCGTCGGGGGTCTGCTCCTTCTTCGCGCCCTCCGCATCGTTGTTGTCTTCTGCGCCTTCCGCGCCGTCCTGGCCCTCGGGAGCGGTTGCGGCGCCCTCTGCGCCCTCGCCGCCCGTCGTGCCGGTATCGCCGCCCTCCGGCGTGCCGTTGGTCTCTTCTGCGGCCGGGGCAGCGGCGCCCGGCTCGTTTGCGCCTGTGGGCTCCTGCTGCGTGCCTGCCTCGTCAGGCGGCACCGTCAGGCCCATCGCTTCAAAGACGTCTTTTTCCGTGAATTCCATGTTCTCTTCCTCTCTGGCATGTTCCCGCTCTCGCCGTGCGCTGTGCAGCCGTTGGCAGCTCTGCTGCCTTGCGGATGCGGCGTCCCCCTTGCGGGGACAATCATGTGAAGCGTTTCCGCTTGCCTTACTTCTTGCCGGTTCTCAAATCGGAGCCGGTATGAATAACGCCCTTCTTCACGTCGGTCTGCTGGTTCGGCGCTTTCACGACCTGCGTGCCGCCATTCTTGATTCTGCCGACGTAACCGCTCTTATCACTCATGCCCGCGTCCTCCTTTCCTTCGGATTTGGCATTTTCCCGCTGTCGCCCTGCGCTGCGCAGCCGTTGGCAGCTCCGCTGCCTTACGGATGCGGCGCCCCCCTTGTGGGGAGACTGTATGCTCTGCGCGCCTTCTTTCGCGCCTTTAGCCTTTCTTACTGCGGCGTGTAAAGCTCTTTCGCCTGTCCGCTCGCGGCGTTCATCGCGTCGGCTTGTGCCTGCGCGTCGATCGCCGCAGCCAGATCGTCCGGCACGCCCGCGCCGCCGCCCGGCATATCACCCTGCATGGCCGCCTGCTGCGCCGCCGCCTGCTGCGCGGCCATCTCTTCCTGGCGCTGCATCTTCTCCTCGAGGTGCTTTTTCGTCTGCGCCGCGCCGGGGTAGTGCAGCTCCTCCATCTTCGCCCAGAACAAAATGAGCGTTTCAAGGTCCGTCGGGTCACCGAAGGCCCCGCCCTCAAGGTTCTGCCGCGTCTCCTGCCACATCGCCTCGCGGTTGCTCGCCAGCGGCGCGCTCGTGTCGCACGAGAAGAGGAACTGATCGTTCCAGTGCAGCTCTCCGTCTTCGCCCTCTTCGAGGAAGTCGTAGCGGTTGAACTCCTCGTACATCGTCTCGCCCGTGCTGTCCTTATACGTCACAGGCCGCGGCTCATCTGAATACGCCAGCCAGAATTTGAACATCGTTTCAAAGAGCTCGGCATAGGCCGCGTTTTTCATCACGCGCTTGCTCTCGAGGCGTCCCGCCGCCTGCGCGGCGGAGAATTCCTTGGCCTTGCCGCTCGTCGCGGTCGTGTCCTGCCTACCCTGAAAGCTGTCCGTAATGCCGATGATCTGTCGCGCCTCTTCGTACACCTGCGCCAGATACGTGAGCTCGTACTGCAAATTGCCCGAAAAATCGTAGACGTCGATGAGGCTTTTGTCGCTCGGCTTTCCGATGTACCAGCGCTCGCCGTCCTCGGGATCGGTACGCAGGTCTACCCGGTCGGGGAGCGTGATGCGCGTGCCCGCCTTCATCAGTCGGTCGATGATCTTCTGCTCGATGCGGTTGCTCGTGTTCTGCTGGTCGCGGATCATGTCAACGTCGCTGTTCCCGAGCAGCTGGCCGAAGACGCTCACGCTGCGCTGCAAGATGATCGGGTAGCGGTCCGGCCGGTAATACGGGATGCGCACCGGTGCCTGTACCGGCAGGCCGTTTTCGTCCACCGTCTCCTGCATCCCGCCGATAAACATGCCGTCGCTGCGCTGTACCGGCGCGTAGAGCTCTTCGAAGTCCTGCGTCTTGCTCTCCCAGTCCTTGCCGCCGCACCACGGGCACGCACCGCCTGAGTAGGCCGCGCCGTTTACCTCCTGCCCCGGCAGCGGCTTTACCTTGCCGCAGCTCTTGCACACCGGCTGCCTGCGTGCCTGATAGTCCTTGAGGTTTTCGAGCTCTGTGTCATTCACCCACGTGTAGCGGTCGATGCCGCCGCGCTCGTTGAGCTTGTAGCCGATGTAAAGCGTCAGGTTCCGGTCGCTCGTGGAGCCGTCGCCGCCGCGGACATCCGGCTCGCTCTCGCCCTCGTTTTCAAGCAGCACGCCGTAGCGGCGCTCGACGTAGCCCTTCGTCGTCGGCACCTTGACGATGAAATAATCCATGTCGGCAATGCCCGTGTAGACGTTCGGCTGCGGCGCGAACTGCTGCGGATGGATGAGCGTCACGTTCACCTCGCCGACGGTCGTGCTCGTGCGCTTCGTGTTGTCCCACTCGACCAAAAAGCCCACGCCGCCCTGAATGGGCACCGTGCGCTCGGCCAGATCGTTCAGCGCCTCAAACGGGAGCCGGTCGAGCTCGTTGCGCAGAAAGTGCTCGATCACGTCGGCCAGGTGCTCGTCCTTCTTGCGCCGCGGCGTCACCTTCGGCTGCGGAATGCTGCTCGATACCTGGCTTTCGATGTTCTCAAACGTGATGTTGCGCACGTGGCTTGTCTTTTTCAGCGTGCCGTCGCGGTGCGTGTCGCCGGGGACGAGCGGCTGCATCGTGCGGTCCCCGTTGTAGACCGCCTCGCGCTCGTTCATTTTTTCGACTTCTTTCGACCACTTGGCGTCGCTCTCATTGAGCCTCGCCTGCCACTCGCGCAGCTCCTCGCTGATCGTGCTTGTCTTTGCTTTTTCTTCCATGTCTTTTCTCCCTCTCATCGCGGCTCGCCCCATAGCGCCAGCATTTCTGCCCGCTCGGTCTCGCTCGCGCTGTTGTAGTCCTCCCACATGTCCGCCGTCCAGCGCGTTTTCTTCGTGCTGCCGGCGGTCTTAATTTCCATCGTCTGCTGGGGCCGCGCATAGTGCGCGATTGCCAGCGCCATCACGCAGTCATCGTGAGCGCCCGGCTCGGCCTCGCCCTGCAAGTCTTTCTCCCGCCGCACGAATGTCAGCATCTCGAGCAGCGTGTCGCGGTCGTTCACCGTGCTCATGCTCTCGCGCAAAATGCGGATGAGCTCAGACAGGATCACCGGTCTCGTCAGTCGGTTCGTCTGGAAGCCGAAGGCGTGCTTGATCTTGCCTGTGAAGTCGTCCTCCACCTCGCGCACATACAGGTTGCGGTAGCCCATCAGGTCGAGCAGCTTCGTCGGGTACGTCGAGAAGTTCGTCTCGATGGCGAGCAGCGCGTCGTTGTAGTACTTGCCGAGGCAGTACATCTGCCGCGCATACGTGTCCTCGTCGTACTGGTGGCGCAGCGTGCAGACCTGCTTGCCCGTGATGTTGTCGAGCACCTGCCCGACGAAATAATCGCTGCCGTCGCCCGCCGTGTCGCCGCCGATGACATACGGCCTCCCCGGTGCCGGCTCTTCGTAGATCGTCACCGCGCCGTCCGGATCGTCCACCCACGCCCAGCGCTCGAGGTGTACGCCGTCTTCCTTGACGACATTTTCGAAGTAGCCGCGCCTCGGCTTCTTCGCCCGCTCGACGATGAGCAGCCGCTCGCTCACCTTTTTCGCGTCGAACACCGTCTTGCCCGTCACGCCCCATTGACCGAGACAATAGACCTGGTAGTAGTACTCGTCCGTCTCTTTGAAGGCTTCGAGCGTCGTGATGGCCTCCGCCGTCAGAAAGCGGTTGTCGAGATACGTGCTCTCGTGCACCGTCGCGCGCGGGTCCTTGCGGTCGAAAAATCGCTTCTTGAGCCAGTGCGTGATCGAAATGGGATTGAACGTCAGGATCATTTGCAGGTAATAGGGGAAGTCTGTGCGCAGTCGGATGTCCAGCTGGTCGAAGTCTCCCTGCTCCAGCTCGCTCGCTTCCTCGATCCAGATGCCCGTGATGTCGTAGATCGACTTGAGCTTTTCCACGTCGTCGAGGCCCGCGAACAGGATCTTGCTGCCGTTCGCAAACGAAATGCTCATGTCACTCTTGTTGACCTTCGCCCCGCTGTCGGGGTAGAAGTCGGATATCTGCCCGCGCAGCTGCTCAAAGCAGCTCTCGCGCAGCGTCCGCGCCACCTTGCGGCACACCAGCCAGCGGTGCCCCGGCTCGCTTGTCACGCGCTCGAGCACCTTGCGCCCTGCGAAGATCGACTTGCCGCTGCCGCCGCCGCCTTTCAGGACGAGGTAGCGGTGCCGGTCAAACAGCAGCGGCAGGAAGCGCGCGTTGTTCGTCGCGCGGAAGTCCCGCCACCACAGCGCCACCTCAAGCTCTCGCTCATAGGTCCGCGTCTTCGTCGCCGCCATCGTGCTCAAACTCCTGCATCAGCTCGCGCAGCATCGCTTGCCGCTCCTCGAGCGGGATGCTTGCCGCTGTCACGGTCTTTGTCGCCCGCTCGCCGAGCTCGACCTCTTTCTTCTCGCTGTAGCCGTAGTTGTTCGTCAGGTTGAAGAGGATTCCTTTCAGGTCCTTGCCCGGTCGCGTCAGCATCTCGTGCTCGTTCCAGGCCTTCATGCGCTCGCGCACCCGCTCGCCGACGGCCGCGAATTCCTCGCTCTCGCCCATGTACCGGCTCCACGTCGCCCGGTCGATACGAAGAAAGGCACACAGCTCGTGCATGCTCGGCGGGATGATGTACTCCGTCACCTCGACCTCTTCGCCCAGCGTGTTTTTCACCGGCACGGGGATGAGGATCACATGACCCTTGTCGTCGCGCTTGCCGCTGTCCACCATTTCCGTGACCTTCACGCGCCGCGTGATCGCTGCGAAATAGCGCTCGCAGGCCTTGCCCAGCGTTGCCGCCGTGTATTTCTTCTGCCGCGCCATCCGCACCCCTCCCCTCGGCGCGCTTGCCTTGTTTTCAAAAAGTGTAGCAAATGCAACAGGTCACGAACCGTCAACTTTTTGAGGGCAAAAAAGAGCCGCAAACCCTTGTCAAATCAGGGCTTGCGGCTTTTCCTCGCACGCGCACGCGCGAGAGCATGCATGCAGCGCGCCCAGGCTCCCCCGCGCGCGTCGTCGTGTTGCGTTTGCTGTATGCTGTTGTTACCGGCGCCGCCGCATCTCGAAATGGATGTACGCGCCGCGGTTCATGCTGTTGCGGATGCACTCGCAGCTCACAAGCTCGAATTCCGGATAGCGCTCCTCGAACCAGTCATAGGCAAGCCCGTCCTCCACAGCCTCGGCCAGCTCTTCGGTCTCGTCCATCGTGAGCTTGCCGTCTGACGTTGCCGCCTCCGGCTGGACGAGGTTCCGGCTGCCGCTCCACCGCTTGTAGCTCGCGTCATCCTTCGTGATGTAATGCGTCAGGCCGCTCACGCCCTCGTCGCCAAATTGCAGGCGCTTGCTGTTGGCGTAGCCGCGCCCCCACAGCGATTCCAGCGTGTCGCGGTCAAGCCCGCCCGAAATGATGAGATGATGGTGGATGCGTCCGCCGCGTCCGCCCTTTTCCGTGGAGAGTATGTACTTGAATTCGATCCCGAGCTTGCGGTACCGCCGCTTGAGCGTGCGCAGATAGTTCTGCACGATGCGCAGCGCGTCCTCTGCGCTCTCCGGCGTGTGGGCGGGATCGTAGGTCAGATGCAGCGCAAGGTCGCGGCTCGTGAAGTTCATGTGCACGATGCGCGTCAATCTCTTCGCCGCGTTCCTCTGGTTGAGCTTCTTCTGGATCTCGCTCGTCGGGCGGCATCTCTTTCTGCGCTCTCCCGGCTTCTGAAAGACAGGATAGATATCACCGTCCAGATAATTGCCGCACACGTATACGCGCTCGCGGTTGAATGTTCTACCCCGATACATAGCCCCGTCCTCCTGCTTCGGAATTGTTCGCTAAGTTAAGATACGTTACAAGCTCGAATCACGCGCGCGTGCGCACGCGTGATATTGAATAATGTGTGTTCGGCCTTCTGTGCGCCGCCGCGCCCTTTCGGCGGCAGCGCACACAGGGCCGAAGCCCTGTCACAGTCTCCGCGGGAAACCCTCGTAATACTTCCGCACGATCCGCTCGAGCGTCGAGCGGGAGAGGCTGTGCTTCATGCAGATGTACGTCGCGTTCGCGTCCGTCGTCACGAATTCGAAAAGTGCCCGGTAGTAGTCCCCGCCGCCGCACTCCATGCACAGGTTGAGGATCTTCCGCTGCGCCTTCTCCGGCATTTCTCGATACAGCAGCGATGAAAAATAGATATATCCCTGCCTCTCATAGCTCACCGGCACGCTCTTTTTGTATCGGAACATCGCTCTCGCCCTCCTCTCCCGCTCTTTGTTCGTCAGAAGCGGAAATACTCTTTCATGCAGCGCCACACGTTGCGCCACGGATGCGCCATGCACCACTTGAGGCTTTCGTGATAGTCCTCTTTGATGGCCTTCTCTTTTTTTAACGCATTCAGCGCCGCGCACAGCAGCTCTTCCTTGCGCTTTGCGTTTGCCTCCGCCTCGCTCAGCTGCGCCCTGATGCTGTTCGTCTCTACCGCGGCCTTGCGCGCGTTCTCTTCCGCGGCCTTGAGCTCCACCATGCGCTCGCCGAGCTGCTTTGCCAGCTCGCGGCTTTCGTTCTTTGCCTTCTCGATGGCCTTCATGTCCTCGCCGTGCTCCTCGAGCGCCTGGTCGCGCATCTTCTCTGCCTCGTCGATACGCGACCGCAGCATCGCCGCCGAATGGTCCGCGCTCTTATACTTCGCGGTGACCTCTTCCAGCGCCTTTTCATTCTCCTCGAGCTTTTCCGTCAGCGCGCTGATCTCTCCACGCAGCTTTTCATTTTCCTCGGCCAGTTTTACGCCGTCCTTAAAATGTGCCGCCGCCTCGGCTTCCGCCGCTTCCTGCTTTTCCGCCGCTTCCTCGAGCATCTTGAGCATCTGCTCCTTCGTGACTTTTTTAATGTTGATCTTCTGCATCGCTCAGCCCTCCACGATCCGCCAGTCGTCGGCCAGCATGTCCGCCTGAGAGGCGAGCCAGCCGAGTTGCACGCCGCTCGTGCCGACAAAGGCGAGCGCCTTGTTACCGATGGCCTCGTGCTGCGCGTTGATGACCTCGTGCGCGGCATTCTCGTAGCTGATGCGCTCCGCAAGCTCGACGTACTGGTTCTTGCCGTTCCAGCCCACGCGGGCGATCTTCATGCCCTTCTTCGCCGCCTCGATGGCGAGACCGAAGCTCATACCGTCAGTCGGGCGATACGCCTCTTCAAATACCTGCTTTGGACTGAAAGATTCATATCCGTCAGGGTAGCGGACCTTATAGCCGTCTTCCTCGGGCTCCATGCTTCTTGGGATGGGCTGGGTCTTCTCGTAAACTTCGCCGCCCTTGCGGATAGCCGGTACTGCCTCGATAAGTTTCGTTCCGATGTACTGTTTCATGGTTCTGCTTCCTTTCTTTTTCGCCCGCAGGCGTGATTAAAGATGTAACTGCTCGTGCTCGCGCAGCTTCTCGACGAGGATCTTCACGACCTTCACGTCGCCGTAGCGCTCAAGGTCCATCGCCGCGCGCTCCTTGATGCCCTGGATAGCGCTCTCCGGCACGTCGGCCTGCAAAATAAACGTCACCTTCATGCCTTTTTCTCCATCGCGCCCAGGTCGCTGAGCCCGCGCTCAATGACGCGCCACACGTGGATGTCGACCATCAGCCCGTCCACGACGATCGCGCGCAGCGTCTCGCGGCTCACGTCCCCGCCGCAGGCCTTGCTCACACGCTCCGTCCACCCCGGGCCGGTCCGCACCTTGTAGCGCACCAGCGCGTCGAAGATTTTCCGCTTCTCCGCCGCGCCGTAGCCCTTGACGCTTAGCGTCGGGAGCGGTTCGGGCGGCTGTGCTTCCGCGGCCGGCCGCTTGTCCTGTCCCGCCGTCCACGCAAGGCCGTCCTTTTCGCTCTTCGGCGGCGCGATGGGCGCGGGCTTGTCCGCCCTCGCGCCCTTTTTCTCGCCCGCGCCGAGCATCGTCCGCCGCATCAGCGTGTTGATGGCCCAGTCCGCGCAGTATGTGCAGAAGTCGAGCTTCGCGATCTCCCCGCCGCCCGCGCCGCTCGCCGTCACGCTCACGCGCTCGTGCGCGCTCATCCCCGTGATGACCCGCCCGCACCGATCGCAATATACCTGCACCATCCGTCAGCCCTCCCTCGGCCCCTCTCGGCCCTCATAGTCCTTGGTGTAGACGAGCTCCGCGATGACCTCCATGTCGCCGCAAATAACCATTTGCAGGATCGTGATATCCTTGTCGGGGTCGCGTTCGTTGCGGGTATAGCCCCTCCAATCGGTCGGATCGCTCCTGATGCTCACCTTTTTCATCGCCTTGTGCCCGCCCTCGGCGAAGAGCGTTTTCGCGTATTCGCTTGTCAGGTTGAACCGCGTAAACCAGCTTTTCGGATGGTTTTTCAAGATCGCGCCGGTCACGGCGTTCACGTGTACCGACTGGCTCGTGCTCCCGCCGCGCAAATTCAAAGTGTCTAACATGTCATGCCCTCCAATGCTTTCTCCGCCTCCTCGCGGGTGAGGAATACGGTCTTGCCAACGTCTGCGCCATCATTACGCAGGCGATACGCGCAGAACCCGTCCGGCTTGCGATTGCACGTTGACATACACAAGTTGTCCTCGTCCGTGCATACCGTTCTGATGTCCGGCACTTCAAGCGCCATTTCTCGTGGCACATTGTCTCGTCCGATTACCCATAGTTTTTCGCCCACCTTGCACGGCAGCACCACCAGCCGCCCGTCCTTGTCGGCGTCAACCAGCTCGCGCAGGTGGTCGGGCGTGGTGCCCAACGCCGCCGAGGCCACCTTGACGAACATCGGGAGCGAGGCCGTCGCCGTGATCTCCTCCGCCGTTATTCCCGTGTCCTCATAGGCGGCAAGCGCGCTGTAGAGCTGCCGAATGATCTGCCGCAGTACGTCCTTCGATACACCGTTCAGCGCCGGACCGTTCAGAACCAGGTCCAGCAGCTTCGGCTTCATGCCTTCAAGGTCGGCGAGCGGGCCGAGATACCGGTCCACGCTCTCGTCCACTCTGACCTCTTCGCTCGTCAGTCGTTTCATGTCACATATCCTCCGTCGTTCTGCGGAAACGCGACGTAAACCGTTGCGCATAGCTCACTGCCGCCGAATTTTCCAGCCGCCGGTCTTTCCTCGATGCGGATTGCCCCGCTTTCCAGCATCTTTTTTGCCAGCATGTCCGCCAGCCGCTCGCTGCTGTATTTCTTGTACCTCTGCAAAAGCTCCTCTGCACGCGGCCCGTTGTCAAACGGCATCGCCCGCACCTCGATCTTCCTGACGCGGTAGCGCTCTTCCTTGATGAGTACTCTGTCCTGCGGTTTCGGCGGCGGAACCTGCTCGACGTACCCGCCGAGCGCCCTGATCGCGCCCCGCCGCAGCTTTTCAAGTAAACCATTCATTTCGCTTTGCCTCCTCCGCTCCTTCTTTCGTCGCGAAAAATGTCTTGCCGAAGTCGCTCAGCTTCTCATAGCCCTCACCGTCCTCGCCTTGCAGAAGCGGCGCCGCCTCGACGACGCGCAGTTTCACCGTTCTGCCGCAGCTGGGCACCCACACTTCGCCGCCGAGCTTGCACGGCAGCGTGATCGCGCGCCCGTCCGCGCCGGCCTCGACCAGCTCGCGCAGGCGTTCGCAGCCGATCTCGTGTAGCTTCTTGCCCATCAGTCGCCCGAGCAGGATCATGCCGTCGCTGCTGAGCTTTTCTTCCTTGAGGATTTCGACCCCGCGCGGCGTCAGCCTTGTCGCCTCGTAGGCGCGCAGGTCTTCCCGGTTCCTCAAATAATCCCGAATGAGCTGCTGCACCACGAATCGCCGTTCCATCGGCCACGCCGCGATCTGCTCTTGCAGCTTTTTCAATGCCTCGTCCGAAACCATCATTTCCTCCTGTTCCGCCGCGCATCCCTGCGCCGCTTCTTCTGTGTGCGTTTGCAATATCTTCCGAATGCCGCGTCCGAGACCGCCAGCGTGCGTTCCATCTTGCGCAGATCGCGTAAGGAAAAATAGGGATAGCCCATCATCCGTCAGCCCTCCTCATCCTGCCATCCGCAGTCTGCGCAGGTGTTAATATCCTTCTCCGCGTTCCAAAAGATGTTCTTTGACCCGCACGCTGGGCATCTTGGAACGTCCCCTATGACGCGCGGCCCGATAGGCCCTCTCGGCTCAGGGGCGTCTCCGCCGCATCCCTCATCTCCTATAACACCCGGCTCTCCCCTCGGCCCCGTCGGGTCCATGTGCCCCAGTACGACTTCGTCGCCGCGGCTCAGAAACTCTTTCAGCGTGCTGCCCCGCTTTTTCAGCCCCTCGTCCATCTTCGTCAGCGCCTCAAGGCCCTGCTGCTGGAATTCGATCAAATCAGCCGCTTCCCGCATCGTTCTGCCGATGCAGTTCGTGCCGATCAGGCCTCTATTGTGGCTCGGGCATCCGTTGCAGTTGTCGCTTGCGCAGCACCGCAGCGCCGTCAAAACCTCGTCACTTGTCATCGCTCTTGCCCTCCTTCGGCTTGACGCGCTGTGCGATGCTGAGGCAGTCCGGCTTTAGGTCCTGCCATACCGGCGATTCCGGGTCTCTCACGGCCATCATCATGCTTACCTTGAAGATCTCCGCCGCCGCTTTGTCTCTGCGCGCAAGCATACTGTAGACCGCCGTGAGCAGGTAGGCCGATTCGGCGAGCAGGTCTCCCATCGACCCCCCCGGCCGCCAGTTCCTTCACTTTTCCGTTTTCGTTCTTATAGCTCAACATGTCTGCACCCTCCTTAAAATTTGAAGCTCTCGCGGATGACCACGCCGCCGACGTTCGCCTCCGCCGTAAAATACCGATGGTTTTCGTTGATGTACACGATTCTCCCGTGTACCCCGCCTTTCTTGCCGAGCGCTGAGACGATCCCGTTCGACCCCTCCCAGCTCGTCGGCACCCAGCTATATGTTTCTCCGACAAACATGCTCATTTTTCCTTTTCCGGCCGCATCAGCGGCTTGAACACTGTCTGCACGCCCTGCATCTGCGGCGTCAGCCACACGCACCACATGACATCCATGAGTGGGCTTGCGCCCTTTTTACCGTCTCGCTCCTTGAAGAGGAAGTCCGGCCGCCACGTCAGCGGCAGAACGTAGCTCGGCGGGATCTTGCGGAAGAGCTGTGCCCGCTTCGCCGCGTGCCAATACTGCGCCTTGAGCAGCATCGCAAATGGCTTGCCGATCTCCGCCGCGTGGCGAATGAATTCTTCCGCCAGTGAAAACGGCGGATTCGTGATAATCCAGTCGGCCGCAGGTGCGTTTCCCGGCTGTCGAGTGGTCAGGAAGTCTATCCCATCGCGGATGTCCGTGCCGTAGACAGCCATCCCGCAGTTCGCCAGCGCTCGCACCATATCCCCTTGCCCACGGGCCGGTTCCCATACGACCGTTTCTCCCGGCAGCTTGAGAAAGCGCATCAGCGCCACCGTCACCTCCGGCGGCGTCGGATAGAGGTCGGACGCCTTGCGCGCCTTCGCGCCGTTCCCGCCCATGATCTGGCTCGCCTGAATGCTATTCATCGCACGCCACCTCCTGCACATAGCCCCAGCTTTGCGGTGCTTTAGTAATCGCCGCTGGAATCATGCAATTTTCATCATAGATACAGGCTGTGCTTTCGTACCCGCTTTTGCTGCATGATTTGCATTTTTCCCAAGTGTGAAATTCTATCAGTTCCTTCGGCGTATCGTAGATTTCCAACTTAGAAATGTGCCAGCCGTAGCCCTTTTGCGCGTGCAGATAATCGTGCATATCCTTGAGATCAAGGCAGGACTGCCGTGCGATAAAATTCGTCGTCGGCTGGTCTTCGTTCTTAACGTAGTAGCTGCCGCCGCGCGCTTTGGTTTCAACCTCGTAAATCCGGTCGCAGGTAAACTCCCCGATGACCTTGCCTCCGCTGTAAAACTGCGGCTTTGGATAGTCCGTCGCAATAAAGTCCTCATGCGGATGTTTTGGCAGCGTGCAGTAGATATAGCACTTAAACGGCGTGTCTATCTTCGGGCGCGTCTTGCGCACTTCAATCGTCTTATTGCCGCTCGCAATCTTCTCGCACCACTTCGAGCGGATACTGATTAAAACCGCTTTACTCACACATTTACCTCCGTGAAGGCCCTCGCCAGATCGTCAATGATCTGGTGCATGAGCCGGTCGCTCACGCTATCCTCGTTCTGGCACCAGAACGTCAATTTCAGGTGCAGCAGCTCGTGCACCAGCGTCTTTTCAAAGCTGAACGGCACAATGCGTTCTCCATAGTGGGCGGGATCGATGATCTCAATGCGAGCGGTCTTAATGGCTTCCGACCATTCAGTGCAGCCCGCCACGCCATCCATCGACATTTCCTCGGGCCGAAGGTTGGTTTCAAGGCTTATTCGCCACTCTTGCAGGCAAAGCCTGCGCTTCCACTTTTTCAGCATGGCGCTCTCTTCGGCGGTCGGCCTCATACCTCTACCTCCTGCACCTTCGCCAGCGGGCAGTAGAAAAGGCAGTTGTGCTTGCTCGCATCCCGCAGGATCGCTCTATGTACCGCCTTGCCGCTCTTGTCGAATCGCAGCTCATAGCCCTCGGGGTAATATTCGATCCCAGCGTACAGCACCTTCGGCTTGCGGTAGCTGAGCATCGCCGCGCTCACGCAGAGTTTCAGATAGTCGCTGCGCTTCACGCGCCCTCACCTGCCTTTTCGGCGATCATGTCCCGCAGCGCGCCCAGCGCGCGGTAGATCTTCGGGCGGCTCTCCTCATCCAGCTCGTCGACGATCTCCGTCATGCGGTTCACCGTCTCCTGTGCCTGCCGGAACAGGACGGCAAACTCCGCGAGTGCCTTGTTGTCCATCGCCGCGGCGCTTTTTCTGGCCTTGTCCAGCTCAGCGCGCAGCGCCGCCGCCTCGTCCTCTGCCTTTTCGGCCTTTTCTGCCGCGGCCTGCGCGTCCGCTTTTGCTTGTGCCAGGTCCTCTCTGGCCTTTTTCAGCTCCTCAGCCTTCTTGCCGATCTTCTCCTTGGCGGAAAGTTCCGCCTCCTTCACCGCCGCCGCGATCTGTTCCTCGCTCGCGTCCACGGTCTGCACCGCCACGTCCACGGGCTTCTCGCGCAGCGCTTTCAATTCCCGTTCCAGCTCCGCCGCGCGCTCCTGCGCGGCCAGCGCCGTTCCCTGCGCGTTTTCCACCTCGGCGCGGGCGGCGTCCGCCGCGTCCTGCGCCTTCTGTGCTTCCGCCGCAGCCTCCTCGTTGGCCTTGCGCTGTTCGTCCAACTCGCGCCGCGCCTTGTCGCGTTCCAGCTCAGCGAGCTTGCGCTGCCGGATGGCCTCTTCAAGCTCGCGTTTGCTCATCTCGGCGACGCTTTTTTCTTCCCCGTTGACAACGTGTTTTTCGCTTGCGAAATTCTCTCGCTCAGATGCCGGCAAAGCCAGTAATACCAAGGCTTTTGAGGTCCCCAAATCCCCCACCAGTGAGGTATTTCCGTACTCCCTCGCAAGCTGCATAAATCGCTGCGCGCTCGTCTCCGAAAACTCCACTTTTTCGCTCAGCCACGGCAGCCATTCCCCGTGTTTGAGCTGCGCTTTCGCCTCGATCAACCGCTTGCCGATCTCGATGACGGCCTGTCCGCCGACATTTTTGTAAAAAATGATCTCGTCCGTGATGGCGGTGATGCTGCGCACCTCGCCGGCCACGGCCATTTCCATTGTTTCGCTCATGCGCCTTTCCTCGCTTTCTTGTCTGCTTTGTTCGTTTCGGCGAACTTTTTGCGTTGTTCCTCCATAAACCACGGCGTCAGCACCTCGCGCTCCCATCTGTCGCAGAAGTCGCGCACCTTTTTCGGGATGCCGTGCTCATACTGCTTGCGCTCGCCGTGGCGTTCGTTGCCGTAGCCGTGCAGCTGGATCTCCTTCGGCATCGCCCGCGTTAGGTCGATGTTCAGCGTGTAATAGCTGCGCTCTGGCCTGCGGTAGTGCCGCACAAAGAAGATCGGCTTGCCGCTGCAATGTGTCCTGCCGTAGGTGCCCACGCAGTGGCGCAGAGTTTTTCCCTCGTCGATCAGCTCCCGCTCCTCCTGTGGGATGCGGATGCAGAGTTCGCCGTCCGTCCATTCCAGCGCCTTGAGCCGGATATAGACCGGCGTAAAATCCGCCGAGTAGTACTTCACGCCCTCGTGCGCCGCGTACATCTCCATTACGCGGTCGTGCGCCGCTTGCAGATCGCGCGGCCACAGCGTTTCGTTCTGGTCCGCCAGCCACAGCGCCCGCAGCACGCGCCGGTAATCGAGCAACAGCTGCACGCCGCCCTTGAGCATTTTTTGCTTTTCGAGATAGCGCACCGTGCGCGCTGGCGTCATGTCTGGCTCCACGTTTCGGATGCCGAGCAGCTTCTCCATGCTTTGCGCGCCAATCTTTCTGACCTCCTGCATAAATTGCAGCGCGTCCGCGTTCTTCACCTCTCTGCGGTATTTCCCCCAGAGTGCGGCCGTCTCACTGCCCCAGTGTTCGCCCCGCAGCGTGCGGTAGGCCTCCTTGCTCATGCCGAGCATTCGGTGCGGCTTCGTTTCGCTCCAATCGACCCACGGGATATTTGGTGCGTCGCGCAGCATGGAATAGTTTCCGCACATGTTCAGATAGTTATCAATGGTCTGCGTCACCGCATCGCCGAACCCCTGCCGCATCAGGTTTTCCACCTGCGGGTGCTTGCGCCAGACGTGCAGATACGCCCCCGGCCAGGTTCCGCCCGTGCCGATGTATTTGTCCAGTGCCGTCTTCTCGCCCGTCGTTCCGCCGAGCTCTGGGCCGTAGGCGCATACCCAGCCGCCGACCTGCCGTCCGTTCACGGCGCCGTGGCAGTAATAGGGCTGCTGCATCGGGTCGCAGCTCTGCTTGCAGGGTGTCCACGTTACGTCACGCGCCTCGTTACTGTGGCGCACCGCGCGGAAGCGCCGCAGCACGCCGCAGCGGTCCACGATCAGCGCCGCGTGCGGCGAGAACGTCGCGACGTCTGTTCCCGTGTTGTCCTGATACCGAGCCACCATCCAATAGAGCACCGCGAGATATCCGTCAATGTTCAGCGTTTCGGCCTGCAATGCTTGAAGCGTGCGCCCCTGCCGCAGCTCACTCCGCCGCGTCACGACCACGCTCTGGTAGCAGCGCGGGCAAACGATCGTCTCGTCGTCAAAAAAGATTTGCGCATCGTCGTCTCCCTTGTCGACGTAGCCGTCATAAATCTGCCCGTCCTCGCCCTGCCGCAGGACGATGCCACTCGTACCGCTATCGTTGACATAGCCCGCAAAAAACTCTTCTCCGCAGTTTGAGCAGGTGCAGCGCGCGCCCCAGCGGCGCTTCCGAGACTTCTCCCAGCGGCCCCAGTCTTCTGCGTCCATGATCTGCGCAATAGGATCCGCAGTCTCCACGCTCTCACGGCTGTAAAGCATTATCCCTGTCCCGAGCACGTCGTTGTCGTAGATATCTTCCAGCACGTCGTTTTGCAGGTCTCCGCATGGCTGGAACGGCAGCTTGTCCGCCAGATTCTCCCACCCGGCGTCTGTGCGGCGGCTCATAAAAAGTCCGCAAGGTCCACGACCTTGCGCCTCTCCGTCCGCGGTGCTGCGTCTGTGCCGCGCTCCGGCAGGCCGAAAAACTCACGCAGGATGTCCTCGGCCTCCGCGGGCGTCACGCACCCGCAGTTGCCGACCTTGTTCTTTTTGGCTCGCTCGGCGATCTTCTTCTCCGCCGCCGCGAGCGTCATCTCCTTGTTCTGCGTCAGGTCTGTCAGCAGCAGTGCCGCCGCGGCCTCGTTGCCGCGGACCATATCTTTCAGCTGCTCGCCCACCATCCACACCGCCGAGCGCTCTTTCGGCTGCTGGCCCTCAATGGCGGCAATGGCATCTTGAATCGTACTCATTTCCCTTGCACTTCTTCCCCGCCGCATGCTATAATGGCGGGGAAGAAAATCTCCTTTCATGTGTGTTTTTTCTTCGTGGCGGTTGACATCGGTCAACCGCCTTTTTCATGCGTTCGCGGCCTGCATGGCCCATTCCGGCATGGCGCTTTTGGCTCTCGTCCGCCGGTCCGGTACGTACAGCGGGCAGCGCACAACGCGGTAGCTGTCGGTCGTGTAGCGGTAGCACTTCTCGCCGTGCTCGTTTTTCGAGCCGTTGATCGTCGTTTTCTCCGCCTCCCAGCCCTTCACGGGCTCGAAGCGGATCGCATGCGTCACGGGATCTCGCTCCGTCCACGAGCAGCCGCCGCACGCCCGCGCGCACGACCAGCACAGCGTCGGCCGCGTCTGCGGCGCGATAAATCGCTTGTCATCCATGCGCGCTTCACTCTCCCGTCATCTCCACGGCGATCTTGCCGAGCACCGAGACGACCATCCATTCCGCCGCCAGCGCAGCGCCCGCGCGCGTCAGCTCATTCGCCAGCGCCCCGTAGGTGTCCTCGTTCTGGTCTTTGATGGCGTCCCACATCTCCTTGTGGACCTTTTCAAGGTCGCCTGTCGCCTTCTTCGCGCGCTCAAGATGAGCTTTGATCTCCGCCCAGCTCTCGTTGTCGCTCGCAAAGCCGCGCCCGCGCTCCTGCATCGTCGTTTCCAGCAGCTCCGCCGCCGTGTGCTCAAGATTGCCGAGCAGCTGCGCGCCCGAGGATAAATAGCTCATCTGCGCGCCCCTCTCTTTCTCCCCGGCTCGTCCAGCTTCAGGACAAACACCATCCCGCGCCACGTCAGCCAACCGGCGCCCACCGCTGCCAGCCACGTGACCGCCGGGTCGGTCTCCGCCGCCGCGGCCGCGGTCATGTCCGCCGCCAGGCACCCCGGTTCCAGCAGGCATAGCAGCAGTACCGCGATCCACAGCAGCACCGTCAGCCGCAGCAGCGCCGCCGCGTAACGCAGCGCTCTTTCTTCTCTTGTGCGATTCTTTTTCATGTCGTGCATCCTCCTAAAATTTTTCCAATCGCCTGGCTCACCGTGCCCACGCGCGTTTCGATGATCCGCTCCGCGTGGTCGGCCAGCATTTGCGACAGATCCTTGAGCTTGTATGCTTGCAGCTCGCCGTTCTTGTATTTGATGAGTAGCCCTGGGCTGATGTTGTAGGCCCAGGTGCCCGTCTTCGGGTTCTGCGCCGCAATGCCGAACGGCGCGCGCTCTTCCTGCAAGGCGTATCGGATCGTCACGTCCGACCACCCGATGAATTTTGCCGCCAGCTCCACCGGCACGTTGTTGTAGCGCAGGATGTCACCCTCGCTCGGCACGTCCGCCGTCACTCTTCTCGGCATATCGTTTCTCCTTTCATGTTGTGTGCAGAAGCACCCCGCAGGGGCGCGGCGTGTTGCTGAGTTCGTTCAAACGCCCACGGACGAACTCCTCGCGATGTAATCCCTAACGCCGTAGAAAACCGCCGCGTCGCTCTTATGGAGGTGATAAATAGAATTCTGTTAGAACTTTTTCGATAGTTGCGATTGTAGTTTCGACAAGCCTCCCCGCTCTGCTTGTTGTTTGCCGCGCCCCTGCGCGGTGCTTCTGCGTGGTTCTTGCCCTCACCCCGCCGCCATGCTATACTGGCAGCGAAAGGAGGTGATTAGT